TTTAATATTATTGTATTTCTCAGATCCCTCAATAGATTTTGATAATTTTATTTTTAATATTGTAAATTTATCTACTATTTCACCGTTTGATACTTCAATTTTCATATTATACCTTATTTAAATTGAATAAAATATGATGTTCGCTCATATTTAATACTTTTGCCAATTCTCTCAAATTCTTTTCTTTTGATTTTCCATCTGCAATTCCCATTGTTATATACGGATCTATACCTTTTGGACATTTATTTGGCCAAACACAATAATTAATTGGCAATATACCAATTTTTATTTCTTTAACTTTTGGTAAAACTCGCATTAATAAAATTTCATGATCGAAAAAATGTTCACCGTTTTTCAAACTTTCTTCACAATTAGCAATCCATGTTTGTAAAAATTTGATAACTTTTTCGTTATAATTGCAAAAAATTGGAGATGCTTTAGGACTTGACATATTAATTTGATCCGGTTTCGTTATAGGATAAGCAAATCCTATATCTGCATTATTTTCTGATAAGTGATCAAAAGCCAATAATTCCTTATGAATAATACTGTCAATGTCCATCCATACTAAAGGTTTTTTCTTTTCTTCTAAAAGAGATAAAATAAATTGAGGTTTTCTTAGACAATTTAATCTATAGTCTCCCGTAGATTCCATGTGTCTAAAATCATATGGAACATTATGTTTGAAACATTCTTCTCTAAGTCTAAACGCATGGTCACTATAATAACTAGTCCCGTCTATGTCAGAAAAAAATGATATAATTTCAGTTTTCATTGTTAATTAATTTATATAAAAAATCATCAGCCATGTCCATAGATTTAACTCGCTCAAGATTATCCAAAACAGCACTCATTTTACTTTTATAAAGTTCAGGTGTCAACATTGAAATGTCAAAATCTGGCGTATACAAAATTATTCCATCCATGTTGAAGTAGTCTCCGATTTCAGGAGCACCCCAGTAAATTGGTATCGTTCCCGTTGCAAAACAGTCTGTAATTTTTTCTGTGAAATATGTCGAATAACTATCGTTCTCTATAACTATAGAAAACATATAATCATTCATTGCTTCAGATTTATCTGGCCAGGTTCCTCCACCAAATCTTTTAGAACCAGCGGCACCTCCATAGACATCTATTTTATCTTTAAATTTGTTTGCAATAGAGTGTCTAATTTGATGACCATGTGTAATCACCTTTGCAGAAGCAATCATTGATGTTAGTTTAGTTTTTTCGTATATTTTAGGTTCTTTGACCCACGCAGCATTGCTTCCCGCAAAACAAAATTTTATTTTTGGGGAAAACTGACACCAATGCTTATCTGAAACATATATTTCATCATATGAATCGACTATTTTATCTAAGTGCTTTTCCCATAAATCTCTAGGAAAAGCCCATGAATGAAATATTGCGCGTGACTCACAAATCCATGCTACTTTTTTAGCATCTCCGGGTTTCTTTGTATAATTCATTCCCGGTGCTATTGCTTGATCCATAAACACTTTAATGGGACAATGTTCGTTAGTCCATTCAAAGTATTTTGGTTTTTTATCTGAGCAGGATGAATACTGAACCGGAAACGGTTCCCCAATTGCTTGCATTTTTTCCATAATAAAAAGTCTCCATAAATGTCATTTACCTATATGATATTTAGGTACAAGTGTCCACTCGTTTTTTTCTTTGTGGGAAAGTATTTTTATTCTTGCCAAACTTAATTCGTCTTCTGATTTTTTTGGATCTACAACTTCCAAAAGATCCCAATCTTCCAAAAGATTTACTATTGTATTTCTTCTTTGTATGTCTTCTAAAGTTATGTCACTTTCCAATCCGTCTAATATAAACATTTCTTTAAAATGCATAATAGCATATCTTCCCCTTTTGTGAAGAATGTGACAAGATTGATAAAGTTTTTTATCCTTCTTCGAAGACACGCCTAATCGTGTCAAAGTTTCTTTTACTTTTAAGAAGTTTTCTTTTGTTTTTAATGTTATCTCTACACCCAATCCAGAAAAAATATCATCATTCATTTTAAATCCCCATATTGAACGATAATATTTATGTTTTTTGGTTTTTTGCGCCGCCTTTATTCAGTTTTGCCTTAATTTCTAATATCTGATCCGGTGTCAAGACACACATAATCTCTTTAGCTTTTTGTGTAGAATAACCATAGTATTCTTTAATATACTCCAATGATTCTAATTCATCAGGTTTAAACCACTTACTAAATCTTTTCTTTTTTACTAACTTGTGTCTCAAGTAATCATATTGCATCTTTTTATCCAAAAAATGCAACTCATTCATTTTATTTGAATAAAACAAAGAATCAATAAAATAAGAAAGAGACTTATTTACAATAAAAGGAAGATACTGTTTTTCACAGTTTGGATCTTCTTTCATCAAATCTTTTTTATTAAGATTAATAGAATTTAAGAAATCACCAAGTTCCATAATTATGTAAACTCACATCGCATCATCAGTTCAACCATACACGCGGAAGTATTGATTTCCTGATCTGCGACAAATCCTGACTTATATTGGTATTCTGCTAAAACAAGTATTGCTTCAGGAACACTACTCGGAACCAATACTGTGCTTATATTGTCATATATTTTACGGAAAAGTTCTGTACTAGGGACATCTTTATTCGAAACGATCCATTTACGAACTCCCAAAAAGTTTTTCTGTTTCATGGATGCAATTAGTTCATCTATTTCCATCTCTCTAAAAGATTTGGATAAAATACCCTCATCAATGACACCTGAAACAGAATATCTTTGAAGTTCATTTAGAATTCTACGAAAATCAGGAAAAAACTTTTTAATTACTAGTGCCAAAACACTTTCATTGAATTTTACATTTTCGTTTTGAAGAATTTGCTTGCATCGCTTCCACATTTCTATAGCAATTTCTTCCTTTTCTTTGCCTGTAATACTAAAATCAATACAGGTGCAACGAGAATGAATGGGTTCAATAATTCTACTTTTATAATTGCAAGTGATTATAAATCTGCAATTATTTGAAAACTCTTCAATTGCTCCTCTGAGAGCAGGTTGAATACTTTGTGCGTTACTATAATCAAACTCATCTAGAATTACAGTTTTCTTTGCATCAGTCAAAGAAATAGTGCTTGCAAATTGTCTAATATCTGTTCGTAGTGTGTCGATATTACCATTTTCTGAACAATTGATCAAAATATGATCTACACCGATATCCTTGCACAAAGCTTTTGCAACCGTTGTCTTTCCGGTTCCTGCTGTGCCAGACAATAGCAAATTTTGTGGTTCTCCTTTTGTAACCATGTCCTCGAAAGTGTTTTTCAAGGACACGGGGAGAATACAATCTTTAATTGTTTGGGGTCGATATTTCTCAACCCACAAAAATTCATTCTCTTTAATAATCATAATTACTCACTATATTTGGAATTACTCTCCATAGCAAACCAATACTTAATATCCAATGTGTCGTGTGTAAACTGACCGACAATGTTCTTGGAAAATTCAACAGTATAGTCGCCAGGAAGAATTTTGATATTTTCCATCTTAAAGTTTAGACTAAATGAAGCATCTGAATCATTCTTTCCAACAATAACTTTATAATTGTTTGTTGTTGGATCTAGTAAATCAGAAACAACAGCAACTACATTATCGTCTTCGCTAACAAAAGAAAGATCGGGAAGTTGAAGAACTGCTGATGCTTTTTGTAACTCCACAAAAACTTTTTCTGTAATACTTACATTTACAGATGTTTGTGGCATGTTTACATTTTTTGTCGGAACGGTCAAAAGTTTTGGTTCTGAGTAAAAATAAGTAACACGAGAACCATTACCGCCATGAATAATAACCGACTTTTCCTTGAATTCAAATTTTGGCGCTGTAAATAAACTGACAACACCCAAAAACTTAGACAAATCCCAAATACCAAATTCAACATCAAATGTTTCCTCTACAATTGCTTCCGCCATTCCATTTTTAGACGGTGTAATTGTTCGAAGGGTATTTCCGGGTTTTACCAAAATGTTTGAATTGAGAGAAGCAAAGTTCTTCAAAATGGAAAGAGTTGTTTTGCTTAGTGTTATTTCGTTTTTCGTTAGTGTTTTAGTCATTGTCATTCCAGTCATCTTCAAAATCGTCATTATAGTTGCCAGAGTTAAGATTGTCAACGATATTCTTTAAATCGCTTTTCATTTTATTCTTCTTTGACTTTTTTTGTCGTTCAATGAAGCCTCTGTCCTTGTTTGGAGTTTTATCTCTAAACTCTTTTTCATGAAAATCTCTTTTCATCAAAATTCCTCGATATTTTCTATTAGGTTCTTTAGACGATTAGTAATCATATAGGAAAGAACCTTTGACCTATCTGTTACCAACGAAGGTTTTTCATATTCTGTCAAAATTCTAGACCGAATATGATCCGGTATCATTTGAAAATCAATTAATGTTCGATTTCTATCCCAGTTTCTAGAATACTTAGTTGCAGAAATATCTTTAATTTGCTCAATTTCATCAATTGTTTTTTGTGTCAACCTATTTTGACGCTTTTCAGGATCAACAAAGCAATCATCATCTGATAAAATATTTGGCACTCCATCACCAGAGTCTCCGCGAACTACATGTTCAAACAAAAAGTATTCAGGATTATCACATGTTAAGAGTTTCTTCTTAAATGTGCTATACTGAAAAATATTTGGATATCTTTGTAACTGTTGAAAATCTTTATCATTTGAAATAATTAGAATTTTTTCCTGATTATGATATGTTTGTGAAAGCACTGCAATAATATCATCTGCTTCACAATTTTCAACCTTCATATTCTTATATGGAAAAGTATCACGAATTTCGTCACGAATTTTAGTAAGAATTTGATAAATCAAATCCCAATCAAACTCTGACTTATCATGAGCCTTTGCTCTATTTGCCTTATAATGAGAATAGTATTGCTTTCTCCATGAATTAGAAGAGTCTTGGCAAATTACCAATTCACCATATTCTTTGGAAAAATGCTTTCGTAATAGTCTATACGAATTCAATACCATATGCCGAAGCAAGTCTTCTTGAATCTCAGTATTATTTTTTACTGTATGAAAAAGATTTGCAAGTATAATTTGATTATTGTCTAAAAGAATCATAATACTAGTATATCAATTTTTTGTTATATTTCAACCCAATGATTATTATTTTGATCGTCTTTTATTTTTGTGTAAAGAACGCCTGTTATTGGATTCAACCAACGATCTCCTATCGTGGAATTTATAGGTGTAACTTCCTGTATAAAAAAACCACTCTGACCACTCAATTCAACCCAACCACTGTTTAGCGCAAAAGGAGAAACACCAGTTATGGTTCTTGTTGCCACATATCTTTTGCCTTCAAATTCTACAACATCTCCAACATAGTAAATAAACAAAGAACCATTTGAATTATACTTTTTGTATATTCCTAAAAAGTTAAGTTGTCCTGTTGTTGTCATTTAAAGGCTCGCAAAATCAAAATGTTTGCATTGATTCTACCGTTAGGTGTATTTTCTTTAGTCTTAACACTCTTCCAATAGTTATTTATACTTCTAATACCTTCATTTTTGGCTTTTGTCATAAATTCTACAGGCTTTTTAATAGTTTTTTCTACTGAATCTTTTTCAGAAAATCCTATTAGTGTTGTGCCTTTAACTGAAATACCTGAACTATTTTCATCTGCCTTAAATATAGTTGCTTTTTTGTTTTTTACATTAAATGTAATCAAAGTCATACAACCAACTATGCTTTCTGGCATAATAGATTCAATACCACTATTTGTATCCTTTGCAAGATACTTTAATTTCTTAACAACCTTTTCTGGTTTCTTTTTTCTTGGTTTTCTTGGTTTTCTATTACTTTTGGCAATAATAATTCGAACTTTCAAAAATTCACAAATGTTTTTATAAAAATCATGAACCTTTTGAAGTTGTTTTTTTGTAAAATGTGAATATGCTTCTTTTAATTGTGGATCTGTGCCTGCTAAAACTAATTTATACTCATTCAAAGATCTTTCAAATATCTGTAACATAAATTCACAGTGCATGGCACTTGGTTCGTTTTCTGCCAACCAAGATTCAACATCAAATTGTTTATAATTTGAATATTTTCCCCTAACATAGAGTTGATATTTGTCAACCTCTCCCTCTATTACGGCAGACAAATCCATTGCCTGTTCCATGACTCTTTCACGAACCGATATCATCGGAATTTCTGTATCTTTAATAGAAGAACCTATACGAATAAGATCAGAGATGCCATTTTTAATAGCATCGTTTGCTTTATCGGGAAGAATACAATGTGCTAAAGCCGCTTGACACTTACCACCAATAAGTCTAAATGTAAAGTTATCAACAGGAACCTTTACAACCAATTCCTTGCCTTTAACTTTAAATTTTTCCATATAGTCGATTACGCTTTTCTTGTAATCTCTATCTGTATATTTTACATTATACCAATTTAAGGCAAAAGCAATAGACCAAAAAACTTTTTCTTCGTCTTTAAAATCTTCCGGTTTCCAATGCTTCCAATTTGGTTGCTTACCGTAAAAAATCTCTTCTGTTTCAGATTTCATGGCTTATAGTATACAAAAACTGGTTCGTATTTCAAATAATTTCCATTTACTTTACAAAAGTTTTTACATTTTGGTTTTCCGTTTTCATCTAGTCTGTTTTGCCCGGGCATTCCTTCCATTGCCATTTTTAATGTTTCGATATATTTCATTCCCAAAGATTCTAAAATATCTCTTGAGTCTTTTTCTAAAGGTAGATATTCCCCCGACACCTGAATATCGGCAATATTCCACAAAAGATATCTATTGTTTTTGAGATATTCAACACAAGTTTCGAGAGTTGGGCGTAAAAATCCTTTTACCCAAGAATCATAATTACTAAATTTCTTGTATGATTGATTAGAATCATCTGAATATGCTTCTCTATTAAAATATGGAGGAGAAGTAAATACTAAATCTACTTTACCTTTATATTTCTTAAATTTTTTATCTTTGTGAATTACCTCTGACCCCGACGAAAAAATTTCGTATTCGTGAGTTTTGGAGAAGAAAGAATTTCCTCTATAAGTTCTCGTATTATAAAAATCAGCAATACTAGAATACTTGCTGCCACCGACAAGAGAATTATCGAAATTATCCACATTAGGATCAGTTCCGACATATAAAATATTTCTAGAATCCGAGACAGACATCGCACCAAGTATGCGTCCACCCCAGCCAGAAGAAGGATCATAGATGACAATTCTATCTTGGTCCATAAACGATTCCGTGTATTTTTCATAAAGATATCTCGCTGTTAGTGGTGGAAAATTTACTGCCGGTTGTATGTATCCTATTCTGAAACTGGGAAAGCATTTTGGAAAAACTTTATGTCCTTTTTCATAAACACGAATTCTGAATATTTTATCATCACTTAAATTTTCCGAATCAAAAGTTGAATAGTGTCTATAAGATAATTTGGGTTTCCATTTCAAAAAATCATCTTTAGTTAAAGAAAGTATTTTAGACTGTTCAATCTGATAATAACCAGTATTTAATCCATCTTCATCATCATGCTGATCTAAAATAAAATCGTGATCTTTAAATATTGATGGATTGCCAAAATAAGCAGTTAACCACTCATTGCCTGTAGATACAGATACGATAGCATACTTTGTATCATTTTTAATTGCCGAACATGCAAATGTATATAAAGAATCTCGTCTAATATGACGACGAGCACCCTTTATCATTTTAGGTAAAAATTTATCATTTGCAAACAAATCGTAAATAGAATAACCCACATCGTTTTCACTATAGTTTATTCTAGTCTTGTACATATTTGGAAACCATTGATCCACTTCTGCACCAAGTCTAGATTTGTTTATTATTACATCTTTATTTCCTGTAAGTTCATCAACAAATTCAAATGTACTAACAGGATATCCGGTTAGTTTATTAAACTCATTAATAATGTCTTGTTCGTTTTTACCTGTTCTTGGCGGACAATTGTGGGTGTTCCATGCTTCCATTACAACTTTACGCATATCAGAAACCCATGTTTCAAACTCTTTATCAGTCATTGAAACAATATTCTCATAAAATACATTTATTTTATGATTTAAAAGATAATCGTTTCTTTCGTAAAAAGGTTTCATGCTCCAACATTCCAAAACAAAGCGCCAGGTTTTGCATATTGTTTCATAAACTTCCATGCTTTTGCATCGTAGGTTGGAGCAGAAGGAAAGGGCGGAGCATCAGCAGTATCGACTGCATCAAAGAAAGGAAGTTCACACTTGTACATTTTTGCTCTACCCAATTCCTTCTGCCCCATTTTATGTCCTACCGATACACAATGAAAATCTGCATTTGGCCATGCTAATTGTAATCCTCTAGTTAAAGTTCCGCTTGAACCAACTGTCCATACTTCTGTTGGTTTTACTGGAAGACTTTTTGCAAGATCACATATTTCTTGCACAACTTCGGGACAATCAAATCCAATAGGAAACAATTTTCTATTACTGGGTAATTGTGCAACATAGTCTCTTGCTCTTTTTTGAGTCACAGAAAGCATACCGTTTTCTACATTGTGAATTATAGCACCATGTTTGATTGCTTTCAACTGGTAGGGATGAAGATTTTCTGGTTTTCTTTTTGCCATAAACAATATACATTTTTTGTTATAGTGATTACACACTCTTGCAAGTGCAATTTGAGCATAACCTGTGGCGGGTGAAGAACCATAAACCATCTCTTCCTCTGGTGAATTTTTTATGAGAGTTTGAACAAATCTAGTTTTTGATCCCCCATCAATCAAATCATCACGAACAACATAAAATTCTTCATGTTTTTCAATTACAGGATATGGATTCATTTCGTCGTTCATAATATTTTACTAAAATTGTTTTTCTTTTCAAATGACACCAAATTTTGAAATTTATCAATTAATTGATCTGACTTGTGACTTATAACAAATATGTTTGATTTATCACTCACAGTATTCAACAACTTCATAAGTTCATCCATACCTAAAGAATCCAAAGAAGAATCAAATACTTCGTCAAGAATTAATAAATTACAATTTACACTATTCTTTGCTCTTGCTATTTCTCTCCAAGCCAAAAGCAAAGCAAGGTCGATACGCATCTTTTCACCTTCACTAAAGTTCATATAACTGAATTCATCACGGTGTCTACTTTTAATCTTCTCATTAAAATCTTCATCTAGTGTAAATTGTGCAAAGAAATCCATAGAAGACAAAAATTTATTAATGTACTTATTCATATAAGGCAAATAGTACTTTATAATTTTTGCTTTTACACCCGTATCTTTGAGAAGAAGATGTGCGTGTTCGTGATACAACAACTCATCCTTCAATTCAGTTTTTTCTTTTTCTAAAGTTTCTAGTATGGACTGATGTTGTGATAATTTTTTCTTTTCTTCATCAATTTCATCAACAGAGTTTGTAGTTTTATTTAATTCATCTAAAGATGTTTTTAAATATCTTTTAGCATTAGTCAAAGAAGTTTGTTTTTGAAGTATTTCTAAATTAATATCTGTAATTTCTCTGCTTACTTGCTCAATCTCAGACATTTTTTTATTGATTTCTTCAAAAGAATCTTCTAATTGTTTTAATGCGTCAGAATACTCTTTAGCTTTCTTGTTTCTTTTTCCAATCTCTATAGTTTTTGTGTTTTCATCTATCGTCTGATTGCAGGATGGACAAGAAATATTATTAGAAAAGAAATCAATATCTTTTTGAATGTTATTTAAATTTATTGTTATTTTTGTTTGTAGTTTCTCTATCTCTGCAATTTTTTTACTATGCTTTGGTTTATCTGAGATTGAGTTTAATTTATCTTGTACTGACGATGATAGTGATTGGATTTCTTGTTCCAAAGTAACTATTTCTTTTTTAATTTCTTCCAATTTAGACTGTGCAGATTTTATGTCATCATTGCTTTTCTTTTCCAATGATGTTACATATTTTTCATGTAGTTCTATTTTTTGTTTTTCTAATTCTATCTTATTGTTTACTTCCTTTACCATTTCTTTTATTTGAAGCATTTTACCTTTAAGCAAAACATTCATGGTGGTAAAGACATTAATATCTAAAATATTTTCAATAACTGCCCGACGATCTGCTGCCGGTAATTGCATAAAAGGAATAAACGACGAACTACCAAGTATTACTACCTGAGTAAAAGTTTTATAGTTCATCTTTAGTATCTGTTCTTCTAGTACATCTTGATAATCTATGCTTTTTGCATCCTGATTTACAAGATCTCCATTTTTAAATATTTCAAATACTTTGGGGTTTAATCCTCGCCGAATAAGATATTCATCTGTTCCTTTTGAGAAGTCAATCTCAACTAAACATTGTTTGTTATTAATAGAATTTATCAATTGAGGTATATTGATTTTTCTAAATGGTTTTCCAAATAGTGCAAAAGTTATAGAATCAAGAAAAGCAAAAGATTTTCCGCTTCCATTGTTTCCACAAATTAAAGTTGTTGGGTTTTTATCTAAAATTAGTTCGGTAAAATTGTTACCAAACGAACCAAAATTTTTAAATCTTACCTTCTTGAACTTTATCATTTAGTATGATCTCCGGTACAATCATTGAACGGAAAAGTATAGGAGATTCTTCCTTTTTTTCTTCTTTCTTTTCCTCTTCTTCGTTCATAAAGTCAAACTCTCCATGTATAAATCTTTTACCAAGAGTTTCAATTTATCTTTATTATCAACATTTTCCATAACATCTATTTCTTTATTAATTATACTCAATGTGTCTTCTGCAATATCAATATCGGTTTCAATTTGTTTCTCTTGATAATCTTCAATTATTGATATTTCTTGTGCAGATGCAGCATACAGGTTATCAACAAATTTGTCAAACACATATGGTTTTGTTTTGTTCATTACCATTATTTTGACAAAACAATTTTTGTATTTAGAAAAATCTTCGTTCAATAAATCCTGAGTTTCTTTCTTTGTGTCATCATATTTAATTTTAAAGAAAATTTTGTTTGGGTTTTTTATGAATTCCAAAGTTCTTGTTTTAGTATCAAGAATATGAAATCCTTTTTGCGAGGATTCGTCACCAAAATTTAATTCATATTGTGTTCCAACATAATGAATATTTCCTTTTGATTGCTTGATATGAAAATGACCAGATAAAACCATTTCAAATCTACTAAATTCTTTTTCAGTTATTCCGTGTTGATGTACTACACCATTAATAACCTGAAATCCTTTAATTTCAAAATGTCCAACTAATATTGGACAAGCACAATCTTTAATAAATTTCAAGCATTGGGTTTCATTGTCCTTTGCAATCCACGGAACCATTCCAATGCAAGTGTCATCAAAATTTAAAACTTCAGGAGTTTCTAGTATTTTGATATAATTGCTTTCATTGTTAAACAATTCTCTTAAAGAATTCAGAGAATTTGTATTCTTGTAATAAGTATCGTGATTACCTATGGTAATGTATGTGTTTATTTTATTTTCAATAAGAGGTTCTAAAAATCTTTTCCTCATTTGAGAGAGTGTGTTAAAATTAATATACTTTCTACGATCAAGAAGATCTCCTAGATGTAGAACATTTTTAATTTTATTTTTCTTTAAATATGGAAAGAATACTTCATCAAAAAATTTAAATGATTGTTCAAGAAAAAACGGAGAGTCGTTTCTTGCACCAAAATGCGTATCATTAATAATTGCAAGTTTCATATTATTCAAAAAGATTTTTCTTGTTCTTCTTCTTTCTTTTCTTTTTCTTGGGTTTTGGTTCTAGATTGTTGATATCCTGTTCGCTCAAGAAAAAAGTTTTCTGTAAAAATTCACTCATGGTAGATCTACCTTGATTTTCATTCAACCATTCCGTAAATTTACCATCCATATCACTCATTTGCAAAGCTTTATATTTTACAAATGCTTGTTTCTTTTCTTTTTCTATTCTTCGTAAAAAAGCATAATATATTATTTGGGTAAAATATGAAAAAGGATTTGTTGATTTCTTGGGATCAAAGTTGTGTGCATATAATAGGCAATTTTCTACTCCGTCACCTACCATATCATCACGAAAAGGATAACTTATGAAGTTTGGTCGATGTGACAAATGTTCTGCTATTTTTATAAAACATTCGGCAATGTAATCTGTTACCGGGGGACGGGGTTCGTCACATGCATCTGCTGCATTAACCCGGTTTTTCCACTCTTTCATTGCATCACAGAATAAATCATTATCAATATAATGTTTTAATTTCTTTATTTCTTTTTCTTCGGGTGTCTCTACTGCTTTTTTCTTTTTCTTCTTTTTCATATCATAACCACCATAAACAACATTATAACAATCTGTGCTACTAAATCAAGAATTTTGTAAAAATTTCCCTTGACAGACTTGACACCTATGTTTACAATCCCTGTGTCTGGTATCAAGAAGATCCATATTAAGAAGCTTTAAGAGCTCTAAGAAACGAATTAAATATAGTCACCGGAATTGGGATCGGGATTCCAATCTGTCCATTTGTTTCCGAAGTCAGGACGATCCTTTTCGTCCCCGGTAAATTTATTATCTTTCTTTATTTTTTTAACTATTTTACCCAGTTGTTTTGGATCTAATATACCCGCAGTAATCAAATTCATGATTGCTTCAGCAGGAAGCATCATGGAAATATAAAGCATGGGTCTTTCCAATTCTCTTCTTTCTTCGGCAGATTGTTCATTTGGTGGAGGAGGAAGCGTACCATTTTCCATCGCTTCATTGATTGCTTGCTCACCCATTTCTTCCATTTCTTTGAAAAGATTTCCAAATATCTCATTTAAAATATCTTCATCGCTAACTGGACCTTTATTTGCTTCTTTTAACTTTTTCATTACTTCGTTTGGTTTTGGAAGTTTTGGAAGTTCATCTAATCTTTTCATTTCATTGGTATACATTTTTTCCATCTCCTCTGTTGGTTCCAAAAGAGTTGCAATGTATGTTCTTGGAAGATTTACTTGTTTTTCGTTTGAATGAATCAACCAATCCTTTAATAAAGTCATATCATATGGTCTTCCCACAGGATCGGTAACAGTAGCAGTTTTAAAAATCATAGGCCTACTGAGAGTAAATGTTCTACTACTTTTCTCAGTTATCATAGCAATTAATTCTTCGCCACTTTTTAACTTAAGAATTTTACAATTCATTCAAAATCCTCCAGGCGTATGCTAGTCAAACTATATGAAAACTTCTCATTAGTATATATGTTAATTCGATCATCCATGTGACGCAAGGCATGGTTACGATACTTCTTGTGCTTTAGATCATCACCGATATCATACACCACTACTTTTTCTTTTGATTCACTTTTTCTTAATCCTCTTCCAATTGATTGTAATACACGAACAACAGATTTAGAAGGAGATGTGAATACAATGTTGTGTATGTTTTTAATATTGATACCCGTAGAACATGTTCCATATGATGCCACAAGTATACAATCTGTTTGATTGTTTACTATTTGACGAATATCTTCTCTTTCTGCTGCTTCGGTTTTACCATAAATTAAAAAACATGGTTTCTTTGAAACTTTTTCTATATCATTAAATAATGGTAATCCATGTTTTTCTACAAAGTTAAAAAGAACTAAAGTATTTCCTTTTAAATGAGTGCATAGATTTACAATAAATTTGTTTCTTTTTTTGTTTGCAACTACCCATTGTATTTCTTCGATATATTTTGCTCTTTTAATTTCTTCTACTTCTTGTGGAGTGTATTGTAATAATAAACAATTAATTTTCAAATTTGCTAATAGATTTTTATCAATTAAAGTTTTTGTCGAAGTTACATTGTAGACTGGACCAAATAAACCTTCTATTACTAATTTATGTACATGTGTTCCGTCGAGAGTACCTGTTGTTCCAATTCTATATGGACATGTTTTCATTTTAGACATTATTGCTGTAAGAGATTTTGCTTTAAACAAATGACACTCATCACCAAATACACAATAAAAATCTTTAAAGTATTCTTCTTTCATTTTGTAAATACTTTGCCAAGTTGAAATTACAATTCTTTTGTTTGTCTGTTTGTCTTGTCCTTCGTACAAAACATGGCAAGATTTAATAAAACCATCTTTGTTTGAGTATTCTTTAAAGTCATTAAACATCTGTGCTACTAGTCCAGTAGTGGGAACAATAACCAATACTTTTTTATCTTCAGGAATATGATTTAACAAAAATCGTATAAGAAGATAAATTATTAGAGATTTACCACTTCCAGTAGGAGATATCAATAATGTTCTTTGTTTTAGTAAAGCATGTTTTACTGCTTTTATTTGATGTTCGTGTGGTTGTATTTTTTCACCACCAAGATAGCAGGAAAAGGATTCAAGAAAAGAATCAATTTCTTGTTCTGTTATTGTGGGTTTAATTAAAGGATTAAATTGTATTTTATAATTTCTTTCCTCTGCAAACTTAAACACATAATCAGTTAATCCTGAATATATCGTGTGTGTTAGTGTGTTGAATAAACGAATTTTACCATCCCACAATTTATTTTTAAATGCGGGTGTATATTGGTAATTAGGAACAGTAAATGTAAAAAATGAACTGATTTCTTTTGCTATAGAGCGATCACAGTCTATTTTTAAATTTACAGAATCTATTTCGTTTATTGTAATCATTGACCTTGTGTGAATTTAATCCAATCAATTGCTGCACGAATATTCCAAATACGATTGCTTATTCCCTTTACAATGTTTTCTAAATAATTAATTTTTTCGTTTTGATATTCTATTTTGTTTTTGAGAGTAATTAACTCTTTGTCTGAATCTAAAAACTTATCTACATCCTGTCTTAGTATTGCGAGTTCAAAAGGTTCCCAGTTTAATTCTGAGAGTTGTTCTTCTGATAATTTTCCTGTGTAATATAACCATTTATTTTTCTTGAGAATGCTATAGTCGCCTTCATATTTTTTAAGAACAAGTTTTTCATCCATTAAAATACACAGATACTTGTTGTGTATTTGTGGAATATTAAGACTTTCCTTGTCTAGTTGTGTATTGTCTATTTTAATGTCAGACTCAACCATTTTTCTTATTTCATTTAATGATATGCTCATAATGTGTATTATATCAGATATACCATAAAATGGTAGCTTATTGTTGGCGAGCTATTGTGTAATGTGTGTATGAGAATGTGGCCGTTGATAATATAGGATCTATATCTTGAACAGAAACATCAAAATCTAAACCAGATAAAGACATAGGAAAAGCATTGTGAAAAGTTACTGTTAGATTTATATTATATGAACTATTTAAAACATATAAGGCAATATTTGATGTTTTTTGGTGTTCTTTTAGAACATCTTTTGTGCCTAGATTAGACCCCAAAGAAGTCATCCAATCATGAACTTCTAACCAGTTACGCATGTCTTCATCAACTATAAATCCAATCTGTAAGTCTTCATAGGTTTGTCTTGTGCCTGGTCTGCTGATTGGTCCTAGACCCGTTGGAGTGCTTTGTACCGCATTACCGAAGAATATAGAGGGTAGATTTGCTCTTTGGCAAAAGTATGTTACAGTCGGTAATCTAGGAATATACAACAAAAATTTATTTGTTGTTAGATTGTTTTTATTTACTGGTTCTTTTGGATTTGTTGCTAATAAATCACCCGGTAATTTGTCTTTTACCGATTGAGGCAAATTATTAAAATAATCTGTATAACTGGTCATACTAATATTTATAAAACAAAACCGAGGGGTATTTCTCCCCTCGGTTTCGAATCAATTTAGATGTGACTTAACTCAGGTTGTTCCACCAGTTTGACCGTGGAGGTTCTTGATTGCAAAGAGTCTGTAGTAGACATTGCTGTTTGCATCCAAACCATCGGTGTTGGTGGTGATTGCTGTACGACCCTTAGCGAAGGGGTTAGCGACCATTCCGTAACGAGTCTTGAATCCAATCTTGGGTTGGAATGTATCTTGAGATACTGCACGGACCATTTGTAGAGGAACATATGGGCAGTAGAACATACCGGCGTCATAAGGAGATGAACCCTTATAACCAACCATGCAGAAATCTACGCCTTCCTTAACGAATGGGTCGATGAATACCTTGAACTTACCGTTTAATACACCGGCAAACACATTTCCTGTGTCATCAACATTCATTTGAACATTGAGAGCAGGAGAGAGGTTTAGGAATCCACCCATTGCGAGAGCAGAAGCGACATCTGCGCTGCATAGGATGAAGTTACCCTTTCCTCTACGAGTTTGCTTGGCGATTAGGTTTGCTTCGCGCTCAATCTGGAACATTAGTCCACGGAAGCGTTCTGCACTCCAACGACCGTCAGAGTCAGCGAGAACATCGTAGACACCGTTTCCTGCACCAGCCAAGTCGGCGTTTTGAGCACCTGTCTTGGCGATGGTGTAGACTGAACGAATAATTTCACGGTTGATTTCGTTCAAGATTTCTGTGCTTAGAATGTTGGCGAGTTCTGACTCAGCATCTAGACCGTGAACAGCCTTAAGGTCTTGAGCCAACTCAGTTGTGTATTCTGCCTTTAGTGCGCGTGTTCTTGCTTCGACGGCAACACGCTCAATGCTGAAGGCCATTTCACGGAACTGATATGAATCGCTAGGACCACCCAATTGTTCTGCTTGTGTTGTCAATATACCACGGAACTTAGAGAACAAATCGTTTCTTGTTCCTGTTGATGTGATTGGTTCAACACCCAAGGTGTGACCGGCCAACATTGCAGCATTATATGCACCGCAAGCACCAGTAGCACCTGACCATGCTGGCCATGCTTCATCAAATCTTGCTTCCTCTCCACCTTGTGTGTTATATCTTGATCTCATTGCGAAGATCAATCCGGTGGGAGCAGTCATTGGTTGAACGCCAGCAATATCGTATGCTACGATGTTGGGCATTGCACGACGAACAAGGCTGATTAGAATTGGATCATAACCAGCAAGATTGCTGTTAGCACCCATACCACCGATGTTAACTTGACCTGTGGCAAAGTTACCACCCATAGCATTGACGGGAGTTTCTGTAAGCATTCCTTCGTTGAGAGCTTTGCGTTGATTCTCTAAGAGAACAGCAGTTACTCTGCGCTTGTGTACATCATTGATTTCGGGAAGCTCGTTGTGATTAAGAACGGGTTCCCATTTTTCTACTAGTGTGTCATACGGTGTTACTGAATTAAAGTCCATCTTTATCTCCTTGTTATTATTATATATTAATTTGAACTTTTACAATTAGTTTTTACGAGGTGTATTTGTTAATTTCAACTGATTGCTGATGGTTTTTACATAGTTTTCCATAAGCGGATCTGCACCAGTTGGTTTTGACGATGTTGCTGTAGTTTCATCAGAAATTACAGTGTTTTTAGCGTTTGGTCCAAAGTATGATTCTTTAAGAATTTTTACTTTTTCTGTGTATTGTTCAACGCTATCGAACTCAATATTTTCTGATAATTTAGCAAGTTTTTCTACTTCTGTGTCTGCCAAATTTTCACTTATTTCAATGAAAGATTCTGCACACTTATGAGCAAGAATTTCATTTTTAAGTTGAAGATTTTCAGCAATAACTTCGTTTGCTGCTTTTTCTAGTTCTGCATTTGTGTTAAACAAATCGTCTAGAATATCGTACTTTTCTTCAGGAACATCAATGAAACTGTTTTGGAACAATTCCTTAAGTCCGAGAATAAAGTTTTCAGCAATTTCTGTACGGAATCCGTTTTCAATTGCTAGTTTATTTTCAGTTGACCATTCTTCTACAACATAATTTAGATACTGGTCTACTTGTTCAACTATGGATGAAACATTTTCTTGAATTTGTTCTTGAATTATTTCTTTTGATGCTTCTACCATAGCATCTTCCATTGTTGAAAGTTTTTCATTTAATGCAGCAATAAATACTGTTTTGATTTTTTCAACGAATTCAGGAGATGCATTGGAACCTTCAAATAAAGCATTTAGTGTATCATTGATATTGATCTCTAATTGCTCATTTGTTTCTTCTTCATCTTCTGTTTTCTTTTCTTCTGCTTCTCCCTTGTTACCGCCGGGACTTAATGTAGCCATATTTTTGGCTGCATTGTCATCTGCGGCAAGAGTTCCCAACATTGCGCCTTTTCCGTCAGCGTCGTGATATAATTGGGTTGATGAGTAACCATCTGTTTCTTCTTGAACTTGTTTCTTATTTTTCACTTTGTGTTTCCTCCACTTTTGGCATTTATATTTAGAATAATTAATTTTTTCACATTAACGCAATGTGTACAACAAACATTTTACTCTTCTGGTTGTGCTGCAAATCTTTTAGCAAAGTTACTAACAAATAATTTTTGATTTTCTTTAGAAAATATACCACCACTGCCAACAGGTTGACCATATCTTCTACCAGAAGTTCCTGTATTTGTTTTTACTGGGGTAGAAAGTCGTTCCCTAGCAGTATCATAAAGTGCGCCGCCGGCAGATCTTGCAACTCTTGATAATAACCCGGCGCCCGGTTTAGCTGGACCTATTGCTGCGCTTATATTTTGTTTTGCTTGATCGAGACTTCCAACAATTCTTTGTCGAAGTCTGTCTCCCAAAGCACCATATGCTTTATTTGCATATATTTTTGGCATTTCTCGGGTTGCAGCTGCAGCATTTCCTCTTAATCCTCTACTTGCAATCATTTGATTTGCTAAAACTCTAGTTTGCTCTCTACCTTTTTCAATTTTAGGAATATCTGAAAAAGCAGAACCAACTGCACCAATTGCTTGTTTTGCTGGATCTATTAATCCTGCACCTATATTTTTTGCAGTTCTTCCAACAGAAATAGCACCCCTAACAGGTTTAGCAACGGCAGATCCTACTGCTCTTGCTCCTGATGCAATACCAGAACCAACTTGTCTAATAGCAGTTGCGGCTTGATATGCGGGTCGAATCATTGCACCTAATGTGCTAAAAATTTCATTTATTGCTTGTTGTTTTTTCCAAGCATTAAATTTTTCTAATTCTATTAGATTTTCTTCTGAAATATATGCGTACATTTTAGATCCTTCTTAGGAAATCTTCAAACAATTGTATTGCTTTTTTCTCTAAATTTTTTCTAGAGGTTTTGGTTATTTCTTTATGGTAGGAGTTGATAACAGTTTCTTTTAATATACCATTATCCCATACCCACTCTTTGCCTTCCATTATTCCATTTACGAAAGCATTTGGTGCTGAAGGATCTGCGACTATATCAATTGCAGAGAGAGTAAAATCTGGTTGAACTTCATTGATTTCATTTACTTTTTTCAATGAACCCATGCCGCGTGAAGAAACACCTAACAAAGCACCTTCATCAATTAGATTTTTTACAATGTTTCCCATAGGAGTTTCACAAAGAATTTTTGCTCTTCCTATAAAGTCATTTCCATTTTTCTTTAATTCCACAATCATATGTGAAACACGATCTAAATTAACAGTAGGACCTTGAGGGTGGTTTAATTCACCTAAAGCTCTTTTCTTTACTATAAAATTTTGGTGATATCTTCCTATTTCATTTTCTAAAATTATTAATGGATATTTTCTTCCATTTCTGTTAACAGTTTCAGCCTGTAACATAATTCCCTCAAGAAAATAAGATTTTTTCCCATCTTCTTTGGATTCAACAATAGGTTTTAATGTTTCTAATGTCTCTGTTATAAGCTTCATGTTTAACCTTTAGTTAGAAAATTCTTCTAAGAATCTTTCAACAACTTGCTGAACTTCTTCTTCTGTTAATTCTTGTCCTGCTTTTTCTTCAATCTCTTGAATAATTTGAGATAAAATTTCTTGCATTTCTTCTTCTGTCAATGACTCATTCATATCCTCGTCTTCATCTTCGTCCTCATCTTCATCTTCGTCTTCCTCTTCGTCTTCGTCTTCTTCCTCGTCATTATCTTTTTTCTTCTTATGCTTTTTGGGTTCTTCTTCATCACCCTCATCTTTTTTTTCTTCGTTCATGTCCTCTTCATCCTCATCCTCTTCGTCCTCATCCTTTTCATCTTCTTCATTCATTTTCTTTTTCTTTTTCAATAATTTAAAGTCGTGCTTGTCAATTTTACCATTTTTGTTTGCATCAATTTTGTGTTGATTGCCTTTTAGTTCTTCACTAAAAACAGTAGGAGCAAACTCAACTAGTTTTTCTTCTAGGAGTTTACCCATTTTTTCGTATAAAGATGTTTGAATTATTTTTTTACCTTCTAAAAGGTTATTATTTAAAATGTGATGGACGGCTTGTTCTAAGTTTGTCATTTTTATCTCCTATTTCTATATATTATTTTTTATTGCCCGTTTTGTTGTTCTTGACCTTGTTCTGGGTTCATTTGCTGTTGCATTAACTGCTGTTGCATCATAGATGCCTGTTCTTCCTGTATTTGTTTGTTAATTTCAGCAATTTCATCTTCAGTTTGCTTTAGAATATTTTTTCTTATCCATTTTGCAGAATAAAACTGACCAACATAATTTGCCATAATATTCATCATATCTACTTTTTCTCTCATTATTTCGTTTTGTTTTAACTCTGTGAAATAAGAGTCTTTATTCCAATCAAAACGAATATCTTGTTCTAAATCATTCCAATCTTTTTCAGTCATAATGCCTTTTAATAGGCATTGTTTTCTCAAAAGATCCAAGAATATTAAGGAAAAACGCTTTCTAAGTTTTTCAATAAATTTATAGAACTGAACTTCATCTCTTGTTATTTCACTAGATCTTCCAAAATTAAACCCGGTGGTGGTTTCCATTCTACTAATAGGTACATTTAATGCTCTGTAGACTTTCTTTAAAAGATAATCCACATCTTCCATTTGACCTAGATTTTGACCACCATCTAGTAGAGAAATTTCCGTACCTTTGCCGCCTTCTCTACGAGGAATCCAGAAATCTTCCAACATTGATTGGTGATTTCTTTCATCTTTAATTTCACCTGATCTACTATCATAGGTAATTTTATTTCTATATTTGTTCATCAAACTAGAAATATATTGTTCAGCTTTTTGCTTAGGAAGATTGCCTACATCTACATAAAACACTCTTCTTTCAGGTGCTCTTGATATTCTATAAATGACAACAGCATCCTCTATTTGACATATTAATTGGTCTTATTGCTTTTTGTAGATATCCTACAACACGCTTAGATGCACTATCGACCATACCTGAAGGAACATAGCAAACAGAGTCTAATGCTATTTTAAGACCACCAACAGTTGTAGGCATTATTGAGTCTTTTTCTAAATCAGTATAAACATAGAATTCTTCCATTTTCTTTACTAATGCAATGTTTACACCGTTAACATTTTTTGTTTCTTTTTCTACTTTTCTGATTTTTTGTATTTTAGTTGGATCAATAGGTCTTAATTCTTGAATACCTTTTTCTGGATACTCTGTGTCAATTATTATGTGAAAGAAAAGTTTAGAATCAATATACCATCTTCTAAAAATATCATCTGCTTTATTAGAGAAATTTAAAAGTTTTTTGATTGTTTTAAATTCTTGATTTATTTTATGTTTAATGTTATCCGAAACAGTTTCAACATAATCTAAATCTAATTTAACACAGTCTTGATCGTCATCAAATACGATAGAATCATTTACAATATCTTGTATTGCTCTATCTACTTCAGGATACAACGCCATAGATCTATATTGTTGTATCTGTGTATTTTCTTGTATTAATGCGCCACCGAAATCAAAGTAACTACTATAAAACCCACCTTCAACTATGTAAGTTCCATCATAGTCATCTGGTGAAGTAAAAGAGGGCTGGGACTTTGGTTGTTCCAGCCCTCCTTGCAACGGTTCATTTGTACTTATTTCGGTTTTTTCTTTTTTACCTATAGAAAACCCGAAGATATCTTTAAATCCCATAATATAAAATTCTCCTAGTTAAGTGTCGTTAAAGCGAATTATAAACCACCCTGTGTATACTCCCAGAAATCGTAAGCCAATGTAACTGTAAACTCTGAGAAAGTATCTGTCAAATCATAAGACAAATCAATTGGTGAAAGATCTATCGGGAAGCAATTTCTTAACAATATTGCTTGAGCATGTCCAGTTTGACCTTCAGATGGAGTATCACCGTGTCCGGCAGAATATGTTTGAGAAGGATTATCAACATACAATACTTGCCAATCTGAAGTTAAATCATAGTTAATTGTGTGAACTTCTCTGTGATTCATTCGGTTAATCCATTGTTCAAACATTGCTCTAAGATCATGATTAGGCATGCTTGAATCATAGACTTGAATCGACCAATCTTGATATGTTCTTTCTC